GATCGTCCCCTGCCCGACGAGATGCACCCGACTGGTTGGTGTTCGTGCGCGGGCGAGGGCACGTGCGAGTGGTGTATTGCAAGGGGTCCATGATGACGCTGACCGAGAAAAAAGAGTTGTTCGTGTTCATCCTACTGGTCGCCACGTTGGCGATTGGGCTGGCTGTTGGGTGGACGGCGAAGGGCAAATAAAAGGCTGGAAAATAGAGTTGACAAGTTCCAGACTGCTGTGAGAGTTTCTGAATTGTAGGCGGCTCATATTTGAGCCGTCCGACTCAAATTCGAGACAGGCCCGTTAGGCTTCAAGTTGGAAGCGGTTGGGGCAGGTAGCTACGAGAGTGGCGCCTGCCCCTTTTTTTATGGAGTGAGCGCGCGTGGTAGGCATTCCGTTCGATTTCGAGGTTCCCGTATCCTTCTTTGAGAAGGCGGACGCCGGTGCTGGCAAGCAACGCCGCATTGGTGGAATCATCTCGACCGAGAAGGCGGACCGCCAAGGCGAGGTACTGCTGCAACGCGGGCTCGATTTCGACTCCAGCTTCTTACGAGATGGTTGGTTCAATGACAATCACAGCAAGAAGACCACCGACATTCTAGGCTACCCCGAAGCGGTGCAACAGTTCCGCAAGGGCGACATCCTACCGGACGGCAACAAGTCACCGACCAACGCGACGTGGGTCGAAGGCTACTTGCTCGACACACCGGCAGCCGATGAAGTCTGGAGCTTGGGCAAGGCGTTGCAGAAGACGCAGCGCCGTCTCGGTTTCAGTGTCGAAGGCAAAGTCGAACGTCGCACCGGACCGAAGACCGTGTTCCTGAAGTCGGCAGACGGCAAGGACGGCAAGTGGGTCGGCCGCAACGTAGCGAAGGCAATCGTTCGCAACGTCGCGATCACCAATTGCCCGGTCAACGCAGATTCCAGACTGGAGATTCTGACGAAGAGTCTCGCGGCCGTTGAAGAGAGCGACCCGGATGGAATCGAGAAGACGTTGACGATGGGCACCGCGACACCGGGCGTAGCAGTCGCGGGCACCGGTTCATACACGGGCGAAGGCGCGGGCAAGGTGCTCGCGACTCAGAGCCTGGAAGGCTACGACGAAAAGAAAAAGAAGAAAGCTCGGATGCGTCGCACCATCGAGAAGTCATTGACCGATGGCGAAGCCGTGTCTTGGGTCCAGTCCAGACTGAACGCGACGGTGGAACAAGCCGGGCGTTTTATTGAACTCACAAAACGCCTGAAGTCTGAAGGCAAACTGTAGGAGAGCGCGATGAAGGGCAAAGGCAAGATGGCCTACAAGTCGAAGAAAGGCATGATGCCGGAAGACGAAGGCGACCGCGACGCAGAGAACGAGGAAGAGAAAGAGAACGACGAAGAGATGGAAAAAACCAAAAAGTCGCAATCGCTGACTGAGAATGACCTCGAAAAGTCTCTCGCTCGGCTCGCGGCCTACTCAAGCGAGGACACCATGAATCGGAAAGACGAATTGCTCGTCAAGGCTCAGTCAGGTGACGAACTCAACAAGAGCGAGCGCGACGAATTGTTCGGCTTGCTCGGCGGCCAAGCGCCGGTGGTCGAGGACACATCGTTGTCCAAGTCGATTGCCGATGGCATGGGCGAGAACGAGGGGCTGCAAAAGGCTCTCGACGTGAGTGAGTTCTTGCAAGAGCAGCACAACGAACTCACCAAGTCGCTCGGCGCCGTTGCCGATCACATCGAAGTGAGTGATTCGCGTCAACACGAGTTCAACCTCGTGCTCGCGAAGGCAGTCGCCGACACCGGCAATCTCGTCAAAGCGGTCAGCGAAAAGCTGGGCGTCATCGCATCGCAACCGGCGCGTGCACCGAAGTCGTCGGGCGCACACCCGCTGCAAAAGTCGTTTGCAGGCGAAGCTCCGTCCGAGAATCAGATGAGCAAGAGTCAGATTCTCGACACGATGGAGTCGATGCAGAAGAGTGAAGCGGCTGTGGCAGGCGAAGATGTTGGCGTCGCCATCAGCAAGTATGAGCAGTTCAACCAGATCAGTCGCCCGATGCTGGCGGCAGTGCAGAGTCATCGCCGCTCGGCATAACCGGCGCGGGTAAGAAAGCAAGAGTCCAGACTCACATTTCAAACCCCACGCGGGTAGGAGAAAAAGATGGAAGGCCAAAACATGGTAAGCTGGAGTGACTACGAAGGCATCGATGGCTTCGGGTCCACGTCCGGTCAGCAGTTGGGCGACCTCACCAAAGCGTTGAACGTCGGGCAAGAGATCAACGCGCCAGGCGCAGTCGTCGCCGGTGACGGATTTGCTTTGCGAGTGGAAAGTTTGGAGCGGACGCTTCGCTCGACCACGTATCGCATGGACCACATTCGCCTTTGGAAACAGGTGAGCAAGTTGGCCGCGTTCAACACCGTCGAAGAGCACGGAATGCTCGACTCGTTCGGTGAGAACCCGGACGGCGCGTGGATGGATGAAGGCGATCTTCCCGAGGAAGAAAGCTCGACCGTTCGTCGTGAGTACAGTGTCGTGAAATACATTGGCACAACTCGATCGGTCTCCCACGTTTCCACGATGATCAAACCGGCATACGGATCGGTGTTGAGCCAAGAAACGGTCAACGGCACGATGCATCTGCTTCGCGTCATCGAGCGTGCGCTGTTCTATGCGCGTTCGGATCTGTCGGCGTTGCAGTTCGACGGTTTCGAGAAGCTGTTGGAAGACAATCTTCCGGCAACGCACAAGATCGACCTTCGCGGTGCGCCGCTGTCGGAAGATGTGCTGATCGACGCCGGTCTCACGGTGAGCGATGCGCCGACCTACGGGCGCATGACAGATTTGTACTGCACACCAAAAGTGCACGCAGATCTGGTCAAAACGTTTTTTCCGAAAGAACGTTACGACCTGTTCACCAAGCGCAGCGACGGCATGATCGGTCTGGACATCAGTGGCTTCACGTCACCGTCCGGTCCGGTTCGCTTCCAACCGGACGTGTTTATCACGGACGGCGGGGCGCCCAACGCAGCGGCGCTCGGCGACGCGGCCAAGATTCCGAGTGCGCCGACCGTCAGTTCTGCACCCACCACCCCCGTCGAAGCGACCGCGCAGTTCACGGCCGACGACGCGGGCGATTACTTCTACTTTGTCGTAGCGGCCAACCGCTACGGCAAGGCAGCGGCGATCGATTTGGTGGCTGGCCCGACCGCCGTCACGGTCGCAGCCGGTGACAAGGTGACGTTCGGTCTGACACCGGGTGCGGTGCAGCCGGACTGGTGGGAGATTTATCGGACCGCGAAGGACGGAGCGGCCGGTAGCGAACGTCTCATTCTCCGCATTCCGCACACTGCGGGCGCGGGCGAAGAGACGATCGATGATCTCAACGCGGTGCTGCCGTACACGTCGAGTGCGTTCGGATTCCAGATGAACACGGAGGCCATGAGTGTAAAACAACTGGCCCCTATGTTGAAAATTCCGCTCGCAACAATCGACACCAGCATTCGCTGGGCACAGGTCTGCTACCTTGTGCCGGTCATCTACTCCAACAAGCACATCCTGTTCCAAAACGTGGGACGTGCACCTGGGTTTGTCGGCGCACCGTAGCGACTGACATCGCGTGAAGTCCGAAGGCCGGTCAGTCTGGAAACAGGCTGACCGGCTTTACCCGACTAAAAACGGAGAGCGAACGGAGATCACCATGAAGCTGCAACACCTACTGCCGCACAAGCGGAACAGCAAATTTTTACTCGATGGCGAAGTCCATTCCATCGACAACGACGGTCGCGTTGACGTGACCGACGAGCAAGCCGAAGAGTTGTTGGGCAACAAGAATTGGAGCAAGTTCGATCCAGACTCCGCACCACCGACCAGGGCTGAAGTGCGTGCCGCAGGCGGTGGCATTCAGTTGCTCGACAGCAGTGGCGCAGTGGTCGACACCACGGGCGACGCCGATGCAGACGACGACACTGAAGAGCCCACGCCCGAGGTAGAAGTAGAGGTAGACGACACCACGAAGGGTGACGCACCCGAGGCCGAAGACACGACGCAGGAGATCGAAGCTGAGTCTGGAAACTCTGACCCAGCAATCCCCACCGAGGAAGGCCAAGAGTGGGCTGACCCGAAGGAAGAGTACAGCCGTGAATGGCTGGAGGCTTGCGCCACCGCGTATGCCGTGAAGTTCAGCGCTCGCACCAAGAACAAAACACTTGTCGCCAAGATCACCAAGGCGATGTACTAGGAGATTGCCATGAAGAGTACGCATATACCGGAAATGTCTGGTGGCATCGAGACCGTTCCCGCCGCAACCGGTACGTTGATCATCGACACCAGGCTGCGTGATCTCCAGACTTTCACAGCGACTCTCGGTGAAGATGCCGTGGGCACCGCTGCCAGTGTGTCGTGGGAGCCTATCGCGCAACTCGCGGGCGGAACGCAGAAGGTAACGCTCAAGACGTGGGCGGCAGACGGCGCGACTGCCGGTTCGACCGCAGCACTGGTGAGTTGGCTGGCGTTGGGCAAGTAAGTCTCGCGTCAAATAGGAGGCGAGAATGTCGATAGCCCAGACTCGCGGCGGATACCCCGATGTCTTTCGAGATACCATCGACTCGACGGGGCGACCTCATGCGTTCAAGTTCACGTCGCAGTACCTCATCTTGCGGTCAGCCGCACAGGTGAAGATGTTTTTTACTGAGGCGGACTTCGACGCAGGCGTAAACTACGTGCAGGTAGAGCCACCGGGAGTGAATCACACAACCGGTGAATGGCAAGGCCCGGTCGAGGTGGACACGGTGTGGCTCAAGGCCACCACCACCGCAGCGGTCGAGCTTGTAGCTATCATGCGTAGAGGTTGAGTAATTTCATGTCTTCCGGCAGTCTGGATCTGACTTATGTTCGGAGGACGTGACACGTGGATCAGATCGGAAACATCGCGGAGGTAGTAGGAGGGCTCGGAGCTTTCGCATTGGTGGTGTGGGTCGTGCGTCGTGTTTTCACTCATACGATTCCACGCCTTGCAAAGTCATTTGAAGAGTCGCTTCATGCGTCGCAGACGCAGTTCCATGAAGAACTGAAAGCGTGTCGTGAGGATTTTCGCGCAGAGCTACGTGCCCAGCGTGACGATTTCAAAAGCATGATCCGTGACGAGCGCGAGTTGTTTCTGACTCGCCTCGACCGCATGTCGGAAGCTATCGGGAGTCTGGAACGCTCACTCATTGAGCGGTGGAAGTCAGACGCATGATGGCCCAGCTTTGGATCATCGTCGCCATGGCTGTAGTCGGTGCGGCCATCGTAGCGTGGGACATCTACGCCGCGTTTTTTGGAAGCCCAACGGCGTATCCAGACATCGACATAGGTCGCGCTGTTCGCGGCTGGGGGCTCCCCTATTTTGTAGGTGCGGTGGTTGGCCACTACGCGCTGGAATCGTATTTTGCTCCCCCTCTTTGGGGCGCGATGGCGGTGATGTGCGCTTGTGGAATTATCACTATCACCGGCTCGACAATTCCGGTAATCCAGACTCGCTGGAGAATCGGACTTCGTTCTTTTGGTTTGCTATTGCTCGGCGTGGTGTCGAGTTATTTTTTGTGGCCGCATCACGGAGGCTAGTAGCGGTAGATGCTACTCAGAGATCATAGGGCTGGCACTGGCGGCGGAAGCGGGCACCTTCCATGGTTCGAAGAAGAGTTTACACCAACGCTGGGCCAGGTGACGTTTATCGCGGCCAACCTGCCAGCGGATGTTGTTTCGAAAGAGTTTTACCTCAACGGCGTGCTTCAAGATGACGGCGTTGATTACACA